GGGCCGATCTGCACGGTGTAGGGCCAGCCTTCGGCCTCGGCGCGCAGCTGGATTGCGCGCTTGGTGATCTTGGCCGCGGCAGCCAGGTCGGCGGCGGTGATGGCCGCGGGTGTCATGCCGCCTCCGCGAGCTCGCCTTCCTTGATGCCCAGCAGCACCGCTGCGCGGTGGCTGGCGCCGCGCAGGCAGCGGCGGCGCTCGTTGCCGCGCAGGATCTCGTACACCAGCGTGGGCGGCAGCTCGTGCTTCAGCGCCCAGGCGCGGATGGACATGCCCTTGCGCGCGAACTCGGCCTTGGCCTCGGCGGGCGTGCGCGTGGCGGCGACGGGCTGCTGGCGGGGTTTGGTTTGCTTCATACTGTGCGCGGCTGTGATTGCGGGTCGGGTTGGCTCGCGGGGCTGTGTTCTTCAACAGACCTAGATCCGGGGATCAACGTTTGTTGAACTTGATGCCAGTATGCGCACAAACGTGCAAGTGAGTCAAGAGGTTTGTCAACGAACGTTGAAGTAGCGCGCCGGCTGCGTGAAGAGCGCAAGCGCCTCGGGCTCAGTCAGGAGGAGCTGGCGGAGCGCTTGCGCTGTTCGAAGACGACGCAAAGCAACTACGAGCGGGCCGAGAGGAGCCCGGACGCCGCGTACCTGGGGCGCGCAGGCGAGATCGGCGTCGACGTGCTCTACGTGCTCACCGGCAACCGCCAGAGGGCGTCAGCCGCGGCTCACATGCGACCGCATCCTGGCGGCGCGGTCTCAACAGGTGCGCTCGACGATTAGGCCTTGGTGCTCTCGGCCGAGGAGCACGCGCTCATCGACAACTACCGGCATGCGAGCGACGAGGGCCGCCGGGCAGTAGAGGCTGCAGCTGCTGCGCTGGCGAAACCGGAACCCGGACTGAAGAATGCCGCTTAGCTCAATGGCGGCTCCGGCCGCGACTGGAGGGGAACATGACGGCCTTGCAATCTCACAAGTCCACCGCGCTCCTGGGTGCTGCTCTCCTGGCTGCAGGAGTGTGCCTTGCGCCATCGGTCGCGCAAGCGCAAGGGGCAGTGGACCGCGTCTGCGACCAAGCGCAGCGAAGCCTGAACACCGTGGTGTCGAGTCGCGTCACGAAGTGCGCTGTAGTCGAGAACGGCGCGTCTCTCATCTTCGTCACCGAGAGCGTGGCATTCAGCACGGAGAAGCAGCGCGATGCATTCCTGGCGGTCCTGGTCGCGTCGGTGGGGGCCGCCATCAACGATGGCCCCACCTTGCGGCCCAGTCTCAAGACCGTGTCCTTCATGGACCTGAGCTTGAGCCGGGAGAAGCGGTACTGGACCATCGCCGCGCCGCGCGCCGCCGAGCTGCAGCGCCAGATTCGCACCGACCAGCTGACGGCAGAGCAATACATGAACGCAGTCCGGCAGGCGGGCCGATTCGTCAGCATGAGCCCTTGAAGGGTGTAGTTCACGGGCCGCCATAGGGCCATTTTTCGGAGGGGGGGGCGGCGCTGATACCCGGGTCCAAAAAGTAAACACACCTGAGCCGAAGTAAACGCCTTCCCGGGCCATTCCCGGGTCTGGCCTCACCCCGCCCAAACCGCCCCAGGACCTGCCGAGTCCGGTTCTCAGCCCGATCAAGCCCCGACGGAGCGTTGCCGATGACCCGAATCGAACTGCTGGAGCGCCTGGCCTCTCAGGGCCTCGACCGACCCTTGGCCACCGCGCGGCCGGCGCGGATGACCGTTCAGCAGGTCATGGAGGCCATCTGGCCGTTGGGTGAGCGGTTCCGGCCGCACCTCGCGGCCATCAGGACGATCCGGTACGACGCCGCCCACGAGCCCGCGGCCGACATGGCAGTCGAGCGGATGCTGCTGCAGGACTGCGACTGGGCCGACGAACCGCCGGCGGTGTGGCGCGTGCTGCTGGAGCGCTATCTGCAGGCGCAGATGCTGCTGCTGCACAAGGCATCTTCCGCTGGCAAGTGGGGCACGCCGCTCATGTCGGTTCCCGAGCCGGCTTCGCCCGCCCTTCGATCCAGGCTTGCAGCTGCGCTCTTGCTTCACTCCACGCCGCTGCCGTTTCCAGCAGAAGACAGATCTGGCGCCGAGCTGCCAGGACCCACGACTCCGGCGCGCATGACGCGGCACTGAGCCGCTGCCGGTGTTCCTGCTCCCACAGCGCCGGCCAGTCGACGGCGGGCCCCGGGGGCTGCGATGATCTAGGTTCCATGCCGCCAGCTTCGCGCGGGGCCGGGCCGGTGGATTTTCTTCCCGGCGAATAGCCGCCCCGCCAGCCCGCCGCCCACAGTGGCGGCCCATGACGACGCC